ATAACAATCTAATCCAAGCTTTTTACAAGAAGACATCAACATACCAGCAACAACTTCTGGTTTCGTTGAAGTTGAGCTGGTCAAAATTAAAATCGTAATTTTATCTCTTTTTTCTTCTGTTATAAAAGACTTGAACTTTTCCATTAGGCTTCTTTCTTCTTACCTATGTTATATTTGGTTTCTAATGTCCATTCATTCTTTTCACCAAACGAAAGCACTTTAATTTGACTAAGGGGAGCAACATCTTTTACTTCTCCAAGTATATTAATCAAACCCCAATCATTCAATAGATTTGCAATCGTATTCCGTCTTGCAATATCATTTTCAGACAGATTGGTTTTCTTTCCATCAAGAGCAAAAAGCTCTTTGAAATGCACAATATAATATCGTCCTTGCTTATGCAATATGTGGCAAGACTGATATAGTTTTCTTTCTTTTCGGGAAGCAACACCAATACGAGATAGAGTCTCTCGTACCTTCAAAAAATCGTCAGGCTCTTTTAACCCAACTTCTAACATATGCTCCTGTGTCCAATTAATTTCTTCCATCTCTTCCACCTTTATTTAATCTTGTTTTTATGGCAGAAATTTGTTCATCATTTAGTATATCAAGAGCGACCTTTGCCTTCTCATTATTGTATCCATAATACTCTTTAACATACTCTAGATTTTTTAATTTCTTCGCCTTCAGCCAAGGGGTGTATCTTTTTCTTGGTCGTAAACTATTTATCAAAAAATCAAATTGGAGTTTCTTGTCTAGATGTGGTAGTTGATTAATTTCATTCAACAACATAATGGTGTCTGGAAACGGAGCAACACACTTGTTTACTATGAATGGTGGATATTTCTTTTCCCACTGCTCATCCTCCGTATCCATAAGAGGTTCTTTTGTATAATTTATAGCATTAAGATAATCTTTCAATTCATACATTAATCAATAAACCCTTCACCCTTTGTACAATGATTAAATCTATGACACAATATCGTCAAAAATAAAGATACTAAATTATTAGCTTTATATGTTCCGTTCTTAACTTTCAATTCATACATGACTATTAATTATATCAATGTTACAAGACATTGTTCGCCTTTCACCTTCTCCAAAAAATGGTGCGACTTGATGAAGCAACCAAATTGGAAATATCACAACCTTTCCTACTTCTGGATGGACATACGCAAAGGAGGGATGCTTAAATCTAGGAATATCATACATGCTATCTCCACCCCAAACAAATTGAGTTAGGCCATCTGTACTACCAGAATTACCTTGCTGTACGCCCACTTCACCCACTTTCATGTTTTCTGCCAGATCAGATATTTGTGGCGGGAGTTTTAGAAACGCAATCATAGATACGCCTCTTCCACTGACAGTTCCATGCTCATGCAAAGGATTATAGTCTCCAGCATAACTATGTACCGACCATATTTTCTTAACAACATACTCTTCCTCAGGCCCTATAATTTCTTTAACACGATCTGACATTGGATGTTCAGCAGCATATTCTTTTGCACACATAATAAAAAACTTACTTAGTTGCTTAGGAACAGTATCGTTCAAATCAAATTCTAATTGCTTTGATTTTTCATCTTGCTTTATTTGTCCTACTAGTTGTGACGATAAATCTGGTAATCTGTTAGTGTTATCATCAATATATTTATTAATAATATTAACCTCATCTAAACCTATGCCAGCAAATCCCAACTTTAATTGTGGTATAGTTTCAAACTGGACTATTTTATTCTCAGACAATTTTCGTTCTCCTACACATTACATTTAAAAACCACACAAGTTCTTAACTGATAACATTCTCTGGATACCGGCATTGCCTTATGAGGAAGACTAGCAGTAAACACAATTAATTTATTGCCTACATAAGGAATAAGAGTATCGTCAACCAAAGTTCCACCGCCCCATTCCTTTTTCCAATCCATTCGGGGATAGTATATCATTGTGAAATCACCATCATCTATATGAAGATGCGGCTCTATTCCATGCGTGTGAGCATTACAATAAATTCGTACATAGTCATCAACATTATATTTAGATTTAAAATCAAACTTATTCACAAACATATCAAACAAACTATGAACCCAATCATATGATGCTGCATCACATTCTTCTTTGTTATGGCCACATAAAACATGCCAGTGTTTATTCGGTTTACTAGGTTCAGAAGGATAATCATATTTCCATGATAATTTTTTAACTTCATCATCAATCAATATAGCATTGTGTTCTTCTAAAACATCATCATATACATCAATCATTCAACTGCTCTTTTTGGTATAAGGTGCAACCACCTTTTTTATTTCTTCTGCACTAGGTAATGGCAAATCTTTATGAGGAATTCTTTCAAGATTGCCACCAACCAACATTCTATCTTCTTCAATTGTAGAAGGTGGTACTTCATGTTTAATCCAAGCAGGAAAGATAACCAAATCCCCCACCTCTGGAAACACATAATAATTTCCCTCTTTGCCTTCTGGAAAAACTAGAGGACTTGAACCTCCCGGCACTTTTACATAGTATCCCCATGACCAGATGTTTGGCCAATGTGCATGTGCAACCGCAAAATCATTCTTATTATATAAAACACCCCAACAATCCGAAGCTCTACACTTAATAGGTGTTGACCCCATTTTCTCAGCATATGTAATTACGATATCACATATCTTATTAAAACTAGAATGCCGGCGATGCATATTGAGATTTGTAATGTCAGCCTGAACAACAGTCAATCGTCTTTTCCATTCATCCCCTGTTTTACGAATAATATTTTCAAGATTAGAATGCAAATTTTGACCAACCTCATCAAATATATTTTTAATAAAAATGGGCCGAGTTACAAGTATGTCATAGTTTTTTATTTCATCTCTGGCCAGAGGGATTTTTTCTGTCATTTGAATTTCGCCCTTGCCATAATCTCTGTAAAACAAGCCATCAAGTTAATTTCTTGGTCGGCCACAAACGCCGCTTTATATTGATACTCGCCCAAAACAACGACCACATGGGGAATAGAACTACCATCCACAAACTCATAAAGATTATCATAAATACGGCGAAACAAGCGTACAGGATCATTATCAAGATTATTGACAACCCATTTACGAACATTAGTAAATTCCTTATTTTTCATAGAGTGCATCAACTCTTTGATATTTACCTCAGCAATATCTACAAGTATGCCTGCATCAATAGCACCCGACACAGAATATCTTTGAAGTTCATTTAATACTCTACGCCAATCTGGAAAGTATTTATTGATTACCTCTGCAACAACTCTTTTATCATACTTTACATTTTCTGATTCAAGAATAGTACAAGTTCTGTTCATAAAATCACGAGCAAGTTTTGGCTTTTCTGAATTAGGAATAGTAAAATCCACAACACTACAACGAGAATGTAGTGGCGGTATTAAACGATTCTTATAATTGCAAGTGAAAATAAATCCACAATTCTTATGAAACTCTTCCATGAACCCACGCAGAGCTGGTTGAGTTGACTGTGGATTTAGATAGTCTGCTTCATCAAGTATAATATATTTACGTCCACCATGAAGCGAGACAGTAGATGCAAAGTTTTTAATCTTGGTTCGCAGAACATCAATACCAGATTCCTCTGAACCATTAATCATCATATGAGTTGAGCCCAACTCATCTAACATAGCTTTTGCAGCAGTAGTTTTACCTACGCCTGACGTTCCTGATAAAATAAGATTTGGTACATTGCCCTCACTAATAAAATCAGTCAATGTGCTTTTTAAATTATTGGGTAGTACGCACGATCCAATATCCTTGGGGCGGTATTCCTCGACCCACAAAAAGGTTTCCATTATATAATTTCCTTACATCAAGCATCATACTTGGACTCTGGTTCCAGAGCAATCCAATATTGAATACCAACATTAGTATTTACAAAATGACTAATATTCTTGGAAGAAACTCCAATATCATATGTGCCAGATAAAAGTTTTAGATTTTCAACTTTAAACCAAAACTTATATGGATGATTTTTGCCATCATCATTATTGACATCAATCTTTACAGCATAATCATTTGCCGTTGCATTTTTCTTATCAGTAACTTTCAATAAAGCAATACCACTATCCATTCCTTCAAGCACCATATCTGGAACACCAATAATGGCTGCTGCCTTTTGTACATTAGACAACAAACCATTCTCTAAAGAAAAACTAACCTCACACTCTGGCATTGTAATTTCTTTGGTTACTGTTGTTACTACGGATGGATCAGAATACCAATACTTCAAAGCTTTACCCGAAGAACCATCTTCTGTCATCACGACAAAATCATCCTTAAAATCTAGACTTGGTTTATCAAAAAGAGAAACCGAAGCAAGAAATTCATTCAAATCATAAATTGCAAATTCTGTTGGAAAGTCTTCTTTCACTTCAGCCGATGCAACTATATTTTTCATTGCAGACATTGTAGAGATACTACTGCCTGATTTTATCACAAGGTTCTGATTGATAGACGCAAAGTTCTTCAATACAGATACCGTTTCATTACTAAGATTCATTCACTATTCTCCATTTCATTAATATATAAAGCTATGATACCATAATGTATCACTTTTAGCAAGTCTCTTCTGTCCTTGCCATTCTTTTTTCCATACCGTTGTCCATATTTTAATATGTTACCGATACAAAAACCTTCACCATGACCACCATCTATAATAAACTCTGTAGCCTGAAACTTGTTCTTGCTATAGTGTTCATCATAGGTGGAGTCAATATATTTTGATAATTCTTTTAAGGTTTTATCTTCGTTGTATTTGTAATCAATCAAGAAGAAGCTTCCTTTTCGGCCTTAACTTTTTCAAATTTTTCTTTCTCACGGGCAGACATGTGCTTCATAAGTTCCTGCTCTGAATCATAAACATTCCAATTCATAGCTATAGATCGTCTTTCACCATCACCAAAGAAAGGCATAACTTGATGCTTCAACCAATTAGGAAATACTAGCATCACACCAACAATAGGTTTCACAAAATCCTCAGTCTGGCCATGTAACTGTAGAATATCTCTACGACTACTTTGACCCCAAATTAAATGAGTGAATCCATCAATAGCACCACTAGCATTATGTAATGCGGCAGGAACTTCATCAAGTTTCTCAATACACTCAGGAACCTTTAGCCAAAGAAACCCAGACAGACCAGTCATAGTTTGACAACCATGATCATGATAAGGATTATAATCCCCAGAATAAGCATGATTTGACCAACACTGGAAAACTTCAGCTTTTGAATCTCTATCATATCCTCCTTTAAGATATGTAGTACCGATCTGATTAAAAACAGTTTCTAATTGTTTACCAACTTCATCATCAAAAGGAAAATCTAATTGAGCAGACCTTTCATTATTTTTAAGTTGGCCAACAAGACCATCAGCAAAACTATCGTTTGCTGGAATAATAACATTATCAATATGCTCATTAACTTCAGCAATGATTCCAAGAGGAAATTCAATTCTACCTATAGCAAAGTTCTTAATCGGCCGGATGGCAAATTTTAATCCGTGATTATCTTCTTCAAATTTTTGATCATCCGCCAGTTCTGACTCTGCAAGTGCAGCCACATTTTCTTGAGCAATTCTTGCTTTTCGTTGATCTTCAGTTTCCTCAACAGGATTGCCATCACCATCAACTTGTTTTGCAACACCACCGTCTCTCATATCTTCTGCGCTATCAAATTCAAATATTTTCATTACAACTCCTTCATTAAATTTATATTTTATAATACAGGAAAAGGGAGTCAAAGTCAACCCCCTTTTCCCTTTTATATTTCCTCTATGACCCCGAAGGGTCAGGGAGGAATGATGATGTAGTCAATTGTAACTACCATCATCTTACTTCACCGAAATTAGGCGAGGCTTCTTCTCTTCTGGAACTACTCGCTCAAGATCAATCAAGAGCATACCATTTTCCAGTTTTGCACCGTTAACAACAACGGCATCTGCAAGAGTGAACTTACGTTCAAATTTACGATAAGCAATCCCACGATAAATTTGATTATCATCAAGGTCCGAATCTTCCTCTTTCACTGAACGAACTGAAAGAGTACCATCAGCAACTTCCACCTCAATGTCCTTCTTACCGAACCCGGCAAGGGCCATTTCAATTACGAAGTTATATTCACCTTCCTTCCGAATGTTATAAGGTGGGAACCCTACAGACGTTTTATCATTAGCGTAACGTCCTAGTTGATCAAAGACTCGATCAAACCCAACAGCGTAGGGTGTAAGTTGATTGAAATTATCGAATAGACTTAATGCTCTGCTAGTAACCATTTTTTATCTCCTTTACTAAACAAGATTATATTATGCATCCCATTATGGCGATGCGTTAAGCGGTAGTTTTTTTTGGTTATTCAGAGAAACTACCAAAACTCACTAGTAATTTTTTTTAAGTGTAGAGCGAGAACCAACCTCGCTCAA